CTTAACGCTAACGACTATGTACAGTTTAGCGACAGTATGGTTATGCAAAGCGGTGACTCCATACAAGTGCTGACAGAAGCTGCCTCGTTAATGAATGTTATGGCTTCGTTTGACCTCAGAAAAGAAGCACAAACTGTAGCATTTGATGGCGAATAAGCTTGACAAAACAAGAAATCTGTGGTATAATAGCAACAAAGGAAAAGATAAATGACATATTTAGATCTTGTCAATAAAGTGATGCGTAGGCTCCGAGAGAGTGAAGTTGATACGGTACAAGGCACAGGTAACTCTAACAGCTACGCCCGTCTGATTGGTGACTTTGTTAACGAGGCCAAAAGCCAAGTAGAGGTCGCTTGGGACTGGAGTGCATTACGCTCTACCCTAACCCTAACAACGACAGCCGACGTGTTTAACTATGAGCTAAATGGCTCCCAGAATAACTTTAAGGTGTTAAATGTGTTAAACGACACAAACAACATCGACATGAAGTATCAGACTGGTTACTGGTTTGACCAAGCGTTTCTGATGGCTGACCCTGAGAGGGGTATTCCAGCCTTCTACAACTTCAACGGTGTTAGTGCAGATCGGGATACTCAAGTAGACATCTACCCTATCCCTGATGGTGTTTATGACATCCGGTTCAACGTCACCCTGCGTAACCAAGAGTTAACAGAGGATGCTGAAACTGTTGTGCTACCTACCCGTCCTATCATCCTGTTAGCTACGGCGATGGCGATTGAAGAGCGAGGCGAAGACGGTGGACAACAAAGCATGAACGCCTACGCTGCTGCTCAGTCGGCATTGGCAGATGAGATTGCAATGGATGCGGCTCGTCACCCAGAGGACACTATTTGGTATAGCGTATGAAACAACTTCAAACTCTCTCAGTAGTATCTCCCGGCTTCTACGGGTTAAACACACAAGAGAGTGGCATCACCTTATCACCCAACTTTGCTCAGCTTACTGACAATGTGGTTATTGATAAGTATGGTCGTTTAGGCTCTCGTAAGGGCTGGCAGATGCGTACCGATAGTGGTGTTACTCAATTAGCTGGTGCTACCATAGACTTCTTAATGGAGCACGTTAACGCTGACAACACTGTTGTTACCCTCTCTGGTGGAAATAACAAGCTGTTTAAGAATGGTGACGGTGGTGGTAGTTTAGTCGATATTACCCCTAGCCTTTACACAGTTACCGCTAACAATTGGAAGGGTGCTTCTCTGTATGACCATTCGCTTATTGTTCAATCTGGACATGAGCCTATTATTTATACTGAGAGTGCTTCTCCCGCTGCTCAGACAATAACAGATTATACTGGTGTTACCCAGAGCTACGGCTCCAATTTTCCTAGTGATGTTATTGCAGCCTTTGGGCGCTTTTGGGTTCACGATGGTTCTTCTATCTACTGGACTACGGACATTGCTGATACAGCTTTCCCTGCCTTCAATGGGGGCACTAGCGGTACATTAAACATCTCATCGGTGTTGCCTAATAACGTAGATACAGTAACTGCTCTAGCCTCTCATAATAACTTTCTAATCATCTTCTGTGAGCATAACATCATCATCTACAGGGGTGCTGATAATCCTCTAGGGGACTTTAGCCTATCTGATGTTATTGCTGGTGTTGGTTGTATCGCTCGTGACTCAGTGCAGGGTACAGGTAACGACCTTATCTTCCTATCTGATACGGGTATTCGTTCTTTGGGTCGCTTGATTCAAGAGAAGTCTTTACCAATGCGTGACCTTACTAAGAATGTAAGGGATGACTTGCTTAAAGATATTACACAGGAGCGTAGCAACTCAGGAGGGTTGTCTAAGGTACGCGCAGTTTACTCTGAGATTAACGCCTTCTACCTGTTATCTTTCCCCTCTACTGAGACAATCTATTGCTTAGATATGAGACAGGCGATGGAAGATGGTTCTAGCCGGGTCACTCAGTGGTTCTCATACAAGGCTACAGCTCTCTTACGCAGACGTGACAGAGAGGTAATGGTAGGGAAGGCTAACGGGATTGGTAGGTATTTTGGTTATAACGATGATGGCTCCTCATACCGCCTACGTTACTTCTCTCACTACCTTGACATGGGTGCGCCTACAACCAACAAGATGTTGAAGCAGATTAGCGCTACCGTTATCGGTGGTAGTAACCAAAGCTTCACCATCAAGACTAACTTTGATTACAAGGAAGCTCCTCGGTCATACCCCTACACGATTGTGGTAGGAGATGTTTCTGAGTATGGAATTGCTGAGTATAACATTGCAGAGTTTTCTATCGGTATTGTACTGGACTCTATTAAAGCTAGTGTAGGTGGAAGTGGTAACACGATTCAGATTGGCTTCGAGGCTGACGTAAACGGCAGTGAGTTATCTGTACAAAAGATTGATATGTTTGTTAAAACAGGAAGGATTAGTTAATGTCTAACTATTTAAAGGCTACGGACTTCGGTTCTAAAGATGCCCTACTCTCAGGTGACCCCAACAAGATTGTTAAGGGTACAGAGATTAACGATGAGTTTGATGCGATTCAGACAGCCGTTAACAGTAAGGCTAACAAGAACAACGCTGCCCTCACAGGAACACCAACAGCACCCACAGCGGCTACGACGACTGACACAACGCAGGTAGCAACCACGGCGTTTGTTAAGGCTCAACAAGGTGCTATTGCTATCACTGGTGGGACTATCACTGGTACAGCAATTAGCGGTCTAACAAGCCCTTTAGAGGTTGCAAGTGGTGGCACTGGGTTAACAACGGTGGGTACAGATGGTCAGGTTCTTACGTCTACAGGTACTGAGATTGCTTGGGAAACTCCTGACCCCGGTTACACAGACGATGACGTTAAAAGTTTTTTAAACGCCACTGGTACTGCTCCAATCTATTCTTGCCGTGGGTGGGCTAGGGTAACAAGTAAAACAACATTAGCGGCTAGTGGTAATTTTGCAAGTGTTGCAGATGGGGGTGCTGGTATTGCTGTGTTTACTTTTGGTGCGGCGATGCCTGACGCAAACTACTCTGTTGTAGTGTCACCAAGCCCTGATAGTACAGCACAGTTTGGTAACTCAGGGTCTACTTATGTTGCATATGACCAAACAACTACTGGTTTTAAAGTGTGTGGTCGTGGTTATACAGGCTCTAATAACACAACATACTTTTCAGACCAAGGTTATGCCAACATGGGCATTGCGGTCTTCCGTTAATTAAGGAAATAAAATGGATCCAAGTACATTTGCAACATTAGCCTCCGTAGGTTTAAACCTATTTGGGGCTAACAAAGCTCAAGACGCAGCACGTCAATCAGCACAGTCTAACATCGAGGCAGCTAAGATTGCGGCTGAGGCGGCTAAGTTTAAGCCTTACTCAATCTCAACAGGCTTCGGCACTAGCTTCTTTGATGAGGGTAAGCAAGAGGCTGGTTATACTCTTGACCCTACCTTACAGGCATTTCGTGATGCTATGTACGGCGGGGCTGGTGATTTTATGAGTCAGATTCAAACTGACCCAACCGCAGCAGCTCAACAGTATTATAACCAACAGCAGGGGCTTATGGCTGGTGGTCGTGGTGCAGAGGATATGGCCTTACGTCAACAGCAACTCCAGTCAGGTCGTATTGGCCTAGGCTTATCAGGTGCATCTCAGGGTGCAGGGGCTGGTACAGGGTATGTTAACCCAGAACAGTATCAGCGTGATCTAGCTAGGGCACAACAAGATCAAGCGCTGGCTGCCTCATCTACACAACTGGCTCAAGCAGATATTGATCGCGCTATCGGTCGCGGTACTGGCTTGTTACAGACTGGCTTGGGTATCGAAGAGTATGGTTTGAAGCCCTTGCAGATTGGTGCTGACATTGGTAACCGTGCTGCCACTGCTGGTGCTAACCAAGGTAATATACTCTTGGCTGGTGGACAGGCTGCTGCTAACGCTAACCTCGCAGGTGGCTTGGCTGGTGCTGGTATGTTTGGTAACCTTGGCACATCGTTAATGAAACAGAACTTTAACCCACAAACTGGTCAACCCATTAGATAAGGAGTAAGAAATGGCAAGTGAAATTTTAGGGTTGTTCGGTGGTCAAAACCCACAACAACTACGCAATGCGGCGCTAGACTCCATGCTGATCTCCCCTGCTCAGATGGGTAGCCAAGGGTTATTGCAACAGGTTGTCTCTATGGGGCGCAACGCTGGTACGGTAGCTGGTATGGGCGCTGGTCGCTTAATGGGCGGTAAAGTGGCTGGTGAGGTTGAGGCTGCTTACCTTGAACAAGCTATCCAAGCTGGTCAAGCTGGTAAGACACCCACTGAGAAGATGAAGCTTGTTGCCGCTGCTTTGGAGGATAAGCCGGGTATGGGTGCTCAGTATATGAAGGCTTTGTCCGAAGCTCGTCGCTTAGAGGCTGAAGACTTCACGATGGCGTCGGCTAAAGAGAAAGCTCGCACCCGTACTATTAAGAGGCAGGTTGACCAGTTTGACCCCTACACGGGTAAGGTTATTGGGCAACGCAGTGCTGACATTACTCAGGTTGATTCGGGTAAGAGAGACGAGAGTGGTAACATCATTTGGGAAGATTTACAACAGCAAGATCGTACGACTCAAACCCCTCCTC